CTGCGATATGTATTCAATTTTGCAAACGCCCACATAAGATTTTGTTTGCTAGCTCGGTGTCATTTCAGGTAATCCATTTCCCTCCGGAGCCGAGAGATTGGCAACCTTTCCTGTTTAACTGGTAGGAACCCAACTTGATTTCGTCTTGACAGGCGCTAAATAAATTTAACACACATACTTACAACTGGATATCAACAATCCTAGGTTTATTTATAATCTGTTGAGAAAGAAACACAACTGATTACATTAGCAACCACGCTAGGATAGTTTATGGACATGTCTAGGTCCAAACAGTTTAAGGACATACTCAGGTTCAAGTAGTTTAAAGACATACTTAGGTTAACAGTTTATTGACTTGCTCAGGTCCTTTGAGCCTAAACCGCTTCTGATGAATACTGGGAAATCTGAGCGTTAAAATTGGTGGTACCTGAAGGGAACACACCAGCAACACCAACAGTTATGGTGACTAACCCAGGGGCTAACCCTTGGTAAACAACAGTCTGCTCATAAACCATGGCATTAGTGACAGTTCCATTAGGCGGCGTCAATATAACGTTCACAGTACGTCCAGCGTATATTTGTAAAGCTCCAGCATTCGTGTAATTAATGGAAGGAAAAGTTGTCGCAGCCGCGATCGATCCTAACCAGAACATCATTACAGTATAAAGATTTCCTGGCTGTGCAAAGAAAGTGATAACAGTTGAAGAGACAACATTAACCGGCAAGTCTCCAGTAATTGACAAGCCTATGCCACCAAAAGGAGCAGTCGGAGAAACTGTACTTCTACTAATTAAAGCAGATAGAACATTACCTCCAACGTCAATTGGCAGTACAGGTTTAAAGAACTCCACACAATAAGAAACCCAAAGTTCACCCAGATTTTGCACCGGGTTAGATTGAGTTCCAAATTGAAATAAACCTAGATCATACAACCTTAAATCCTGATTGGCAGGAGGATTACCGGTTCTAACATACAATTGTGGTAAAACAGTCTGATTAGTATCACATTCAACCCCATGCATAAGCTCTCGGGTTGGTTTAACTGAAACAGCATATTCACTATTCTCCATTTCTTGCTTTGTAGTATAGGGAAGTGCGTCAGCATTATAGTTTGTGGCCATAATAACAACTCCCGGAGCACCATTGGTCACAAAATCAGTAATTAAAGGTCTGAACTCAAAAATGAGCCCATGAAACTTATATTCCTGATAATTCTGAGCAATAGTTGACAACCAAGGAAATGTGGAACTAATACATGGATTCAATGGATAAGTGTTCAAAGAGAAACTAGCTGTACCAGTAATATCACCAAGATATTCTCTATGGCAGATAATATTGGTTTGCTTAGTACTGGAAAACTTTGGAGTCTGGGTGTTCATTAAGACGTTGTAAGCCGGACTAGGGCCAACGACTTGATAATCACCCGAACCAAAAATTTGCCCAATACCAGAACCAAGCCATTTACCAACACCCTTTAAATAAGGGGCATTGAAAATTGAGCCTAGTTTTGTTCCAACAATAGCACCAGCATCCGAAAAAGGTGTCTTCTTCTGTTTTGGCTTAGGTTGTTTAACGACGACCTTACGTCTTGTATTATTTTTGTTTGGCATAGTATGGGATACCCTATACCACGGGGACTGTACATCGGTGCTAAACTGTGGAAACAGGGGATCCGTGCAGTCTCTTGGCATTCTTATTAGCACTAAAATAATAGTTTTGGTCAATTACTAGCACCAACCCCATTAACCGTTACGTGTTGTTCACAACTTAGTCATACTGATTACGCGGGATCGTAACACCCGGAGGCTCTAAGTACATCCAACCCTGACAAGGCTGTGTAGACTCCTCAATCTGCGTCGATATGATCAAAATGCTATATCAAATTGATCATTCGGACAAAACATCGCCTCATAACTGACAGTGCTCTTCCTATAACTTAACTCAATGCTCAATTGGCGAGCCGGATCTATTCCAAAAGCTTTCCAAAAGGAAAGCCTAGTTTCAGGGTCGACTATGGAATATTCCCTTTTCATTCCGACTGATAGACGCTGCAAGCCAGTTTCCTGTGTCGGGTCACCTTTCAATGGCCGGGCACCCTGTGAATTTCTAACTAAACACTGATAGAAATCCTGTACTACGGGGATGCCTCCAACTAAAGAAAGGCCACCAACGCCAACTGCCGCAATCCACCTTCTAAACAACTTCTCAGAATTTAGGGGCTTAATGCTAAAACAGTCCTTAGCAACGCTAACTGGATAACTTCTAACCATGATACAACCAGTTGGAGTTCTAATAGGATGTGCTTGGCAAAACTCAATTTCCTCAAACACAAACACGGGTTTTTCCACTTTCATGGAAAATCCCAAATTTAGAAACCACTCAGTCAAATCAGAGATGAGATGGAGCTGTTTGCGTTCTAAAAATAAAACACAATCATCTCCATCATTGGCAAGGCGAAACTTCTTAATTCCTTTAGCCTCCATGTATGAATAAATCATACTGCAGGACAACAAGCAATTACCTAATGCTGTATTCATGTCGCCAGAAGCACGAAACGCCTTAAGAACGAATTCCACCACACCATCATCCGCTCGACCAAAACCTCGGTTAGTTAACTGCATCCTAAGTAGCTTAGCAAAAAATTTACGCTTGGGGTAAAACAAGCAATAAATTGAATGCTCCCACCTAAGAGCAAACTCACCTACATGTTGGTCAAACCTAGATGCATCCAGGCCAATTGCAACTGGTTCATTGAACGAGTTCCAATGGTCAAGCATCTGTCTCCCTCTGGCGCTCATGTTCAAGCCTTTGAACACAGTCACTGCACCAAAAAGATCAGATAAGATGTTATACACAGAATGCTCTATTCGTTTAATATAGGGACCTAATAGAACATGGTACCTTGGAGAGCGGGGACTAATCCCACGCACAACGGGGTCAGCCTTACTTGTAAAATTAGTTTTCTCCACTTTTGTGAAGTAGCTAATATAACTGTCAGATTTCTGAAATGGCTTGACAGCCAGACTCTTATAAGCATTCTCATATATAGTTCTTCTACGGCCACCATAGGCCCTAAGGAAAGCTTCCTTAGTTAATGGAGCGGTATATTGAACTACTTTCTGGAAATACTTATAAACAGTACTGCAAGTTAGGTTAAAGAACTCCTGACTAAGCGCTTGAGGGGGAGGGACAAACTCACCTTCAGCATTCTTAACATACAGCAGTCGTTCTTTCACGGCACGTTCTAATGCATTAACATCATTGTTGAATACCTTAAATTCGATCCGGGGTCTCAAATTTGTGATATCCACAGGCTTTTTAACTTTCTTTTTCTTATGTCCCACGAGCCGGGTGACTCGCAAACCAGGATGATCAGGTGCCAAAGAAACAGGACACCATATCCCGGGTCGGGTTCGTGGGCCCCCTCAAGCACGCTCAACAATTGGTTCAGCAATCTTCTTGCCGAACCAATTGAAAAGCCATGGTCTACCTCTAGAGTACATTTGAGTTGAGGCACTTTCCAACCTCTGTTGGTAAAATGTCTTAACTGTCATCTCTCTAGCACATATCTCATGTCTTGAAGGAATAAAGGAAAGTTGGATGGCATACGGGAGGACACTTGCAATGTCAACTTTTCGCATATCATTTTGTTTCATGGATCTCACTAGGAATTCTTTGACTACCAATAAGGTAGCCTCATCCTTCCTAACAATATTCAATTCACATCTTGCTATGCTAGCATACGATCCAGCAGCCCTAGGTATATCAACCTGGGACAATGGTTTATTTTCAAAAGAGACAGGAATGTCAAAAGGAAAGTCAAATGACATGACTTTATCTAAATCGTCCCCATCTCTCTCTACAAATCCACGATTGTACCACTGGTCAAAATTACGCTTGATACCTAGGTCGAAACGTTTATACCATTTCGATGCCGGTGTCTTTCGGCTTATGGATCCATCACTGGATTCCACTTCCCCAACTGAGTCCAAGTTAGGGGCACACTGATTTGTTATGAAATCAGGTTCATCTACACTAGGAGATGTGGTCAATGGATCAACTATACTGGCATATAGTTCTCCTATGTCCGAGCTAAAACCATAACTCCGCCCACTCTTGACGGAATTATTTTGTTCACATGTTTCTTGTTCTCTCAAAAAACGCT